GGTGCAAGCACCGTTGTTGCCAGCAGCTACAGAAGCAGCCATGATGTTTTACCTCAGTTGGTATAGTTAACAGTATCAACGCGGAACGTTGCACTAGTCGTACCAGCAACGCTCAACACGTCACCAATACGATAACCATCACCACCAACTGCAACGGTCTGTCCAGTGACAGCACCATCAGTCACAGTAGTGGTAATAGTGCAGCCACTACCATTTCCATTATCGGCAGTAGTAGCTTTAGTACCAGCAACTTGGCCAGTACCAGCAGTGAGTCGAGTTACAGTTGCAACAGTCCCACCCTCACGTCCGGGTTCAATCGGAGGGCGAGGGTAGAACGTCGAACTAGTGGTAACTCCAACGCCGTCAAATGCTTGAGCAGCCATCGGTAGTACCTCTAGTTATCAAGTACGTGCAGACTGCAGCTCGATAGCGCAGGCAGGGTTCAGGGTGCCGCAACCCATGGCAAGACGACCAACGATAATGTCACCTTGATACATGGTGCGAACGTCAGAACCAGTGGTCTGAACTTGAGGACCAATGGCCTCAACCACACCAGCAGCATCTTTGTGGTAGATCAGACCGCAGTGGGTGCTGAAGTTACCGGAGTAGTCGTTGTTCTCACCGTTCACAGCAGCAACAGTACCGGCCAGGAAGGGCAGGTTGTTGGAGCGCTTGATGGGAATACCAGCGATCTCATAAAGACCTTCGCCAGACTGCAGGCTACCGGAGTTGTTGCCGAAGTCACGGTTCAGGATGTTGCTGTCAACTTGGCTCACCAGTGCGTAGTACTGACGAGGGGACAGCACAGCCATACGACCCTGCTTGGGCAGGTTCTTCTCATCCATGATGGAAGCAGCTTCAAAGAAGGCATCCACCAGAGCTTGAGCGTCGTACTCTTTCTGCACACCCAGTTGGATGATGCTACCGCCGGGCTCAGGGCCAGGAGCAGCAGTGATCGGGTGAGCTTCACGAGCAGCCTTAGCGATCTGACGGAAGATCTTCTTGTCGTAAGCCTCAGCCAGAGCGTGGCCGATTTTAGCGGCGATCTCAGAACGCAGGCTGTAGTGGGCGAGAGTCTCATCCAGGTCATAGACGAACGCGCTGGAAACCAGCAGGTCGTCACAGACGATGGTCTTCTCAGCCACCGGAGGATCGCCAGAACCCAGAATCGGAGTACCGGGTTCGTGGTACGAAGCCTCCATACGGCCCGTGAAGATGAACTGCATCGCCTTTCCATTTTTCAGGGTACGGCTCTGCACAGTGCCTTTGGCGATAGTGGCGCTTTCATACGCCTTGAACATTTCGCCAGAGAACAGTTTCAGATAAGTTGCATACTTGGTATCGTAAGCAGTACCAAGAGCAAGAGGGGTGGCCGACGTATTATTTACGCGACCAATAGAAGTTACGGTAGTGTTAGCCACAATAGTAAAGAGAGAAGTTTGTGTTCGTTCTCTCTAAGCGCTTAGAGAATCACATGAATCAACATGTGTTCATTAAAGTTGTTTTTGATGTCGTCTCTCCGACTGTCATGACTAAAGGTTGTCTCCCGTAGGAGGCCGATAGTCAATTCTTCCATCGGGAATCGAACCCGAACTCTTCGGCATGTCGCCTATGTCCTGACCACTGGACTATGGAAGCAGATGGACCAGCCGTAATACGCCTCATAAGGACGTAACAGAGGGCTGGCCTCTATCACACATGTGACCACATTGCTGTGGATTTCAGCCCGATTAGTGCTTTACGGGAACTATTTCTTAGCAGTTTTTACTGCTTTCTTAAACTGTGCCGCAGTGGGCGCACCACTCGATCCAGGCTTTCGCATCTTCTCACCAGAACCATTCTTGATGCGAAGACGCTTGGCGTGGATGTTGGCGTAGAGACCGGGTTTCATCAGCAGCCTTTCTTGCCGCCGCCACCCTTACCACCTTTACCTTTCATGATCATCAGGTCCAGGCAGCACCACCGGCTTGAACCTTCACACCTTTCGGGCTCAGTTCAGTCAGGGTTTGATTGGCTTCGCCGTAGGCACTAATGAATGCCTGGCTGTTGGCAGTAGGGGTGACGTACTGCACAGTCACCGAAGAGACTTTCGGATCAAAGGGATTTGCTTTTGCCATGTCAGTTAATTCGTTGAATAGTGACTTGACCAACACCCGCACTTCTCAATCCAATCACCTCAGCAGCAGCACGACTAAGGTCAATATCACGACCATGAACAAAAGGTCCACGATCATTGATACGGACATTAACGCAGCGTTTGTTTGAGGTATTGCAGACCCGCACCTTTGTTCCAAATGGAAGGGTGCGGTGTGCTGCAGTCATGGAATGCATGTTGTAGATCTCACCGGAGGCGGTGCGATTACCGTGATATGGATAGCCATACCATGATGCAAGAGAAGCGAGAGTGAGTGTCAGAGTAAGCATGAGTTCATTGCAAAGGACTTGTATATTGCTTACTCTTCCAACATCAATTAGAAGTTGAGATCGGACATCTCAAGCTTCGCTGCTACATCTGCACGGTACGCAGGGTCAGCGTCGTAGCGAGGATCACTCATGGCACGCACGAGTTCAGCTTGACTACGGAAACCTTGAACCTGAGATGGTGCTTTACCAGTCAGCATCTGGCCGTCATAACCTTGAGCTTCTTGGAACCTAAAAGCAAGAGCATTCACAGCGAAGTAACAGGCCAGAGGATCACCCCTTTCCATTACTGCGTCGTACATGTTGATCTCTTGTTCAGACAGGGATTCCTGAGCCCAAGCCATCATCTGACCATACTGCTGTTCACCACCGACAATGCCTTGAAGGTTGCTGACATCTTCAGCACTGATGGTTTCAACAGCACCACCTTCCTCAACCTGTGAGCGATACTCCAAGTACATCTGAGCAAGGTCAGTAGGATCCATGTTCTGCAGAGCCTCAAGAGTCTCTGGTGAATACTCATCCTGTGCTTCTTGCCACAGACGCTCAAGGAAGTCGACATCAACTTCTTCGTCTTGAACCTCTTCTTCTTGTGAAGGCTCTTCTTCAGTGGTGTCAGCTTCGCGATTGCCAAGCTTGCGTTGCAGCTCAATGTAGGCTTGTTCAAGATCCTCTGCATCTTTGAACTTACCAGCAAGCAGTTGTTGCTGTTGTTCTTCAAGAGCTTCACCCACCTTCAGTGAGTCAAGTTCTTCTGCAGAGAATTCACCGTCTTGAGCTTCAGTCGGATCGTACGTCAGTGTAGCCATTAGTTGTGATTACTTTGAGATTACCAAGACCAACTCGTTCAACACGATTGGGAACACCGATGGTCGGTTTGCCGATCTTGGTGCGTGGTGCGTATTTATTGCCGGACTCATCAAAGAGTTCACGATCCTCAGCCGATAGGGGCTGGGGCACCGGCTTGTTCTTCTGGCGCTGCGGCCGCGAGGGGATTGCCTTGTCCATTGATCATCTCCATTGCTTGTGGGTTTTTACTTGGATCCATCAGTGGAGTCTTAGCCAACTGACCAATCTGTTGAGTAAGCATCATGTCCTTCTGCATACTCATGTTCTCCATCTGTTCTTGCTTCATGTCAGCAACACTCTTGACGAGGTTCAACACGTCGATGCCTTGAGCAGCAGCCAGACGTTTGATTACTTCATCACTGTTGATGTACTTCGCAAGAGCTTCAGGCCCCATCGTTTGTGCAATGGTCTGCAGGAACGAACCAAGACTTTCTCGATCTTGTCCTCGACCCAGTGCATTAACACCAGCAACAATAGTAGGCTTAACAATGTCTTTTGGAAGACGTGGAATCTGTCCAGTCTTTTGGAAGACATTGAGCTTACGGTTCAGATACGGAACAAGGAACTCAGTTGTCAGCAAACTGAACAGTCCACCGAGTTGTTGTTCCAGCTCCATTTGAGTCATCCGTACTTCTTCAGCAGTAGTACGTTCTGACTGCCTTACAGAAAGGATGAGGAATGCTTCAGACAACCGACGTTCCAACTGCTGCATCATTTCAAATGCAGTTCGGAAGTCAGCAGTCTTTCCAACCTGAATGACACCAATGTCATCCGGTCTTCCTTGAACGATGGCACCGTTGCCTGCCTGGGCCAGCGTGGCCGGTTTGGTGGTGCTTGAGGGTGATACTACGAAGACAACCTTAGCGGCTGCTGCAGAGCCTTCTACGAGGGCCTGAGAGAGTGCTTCAAGGGAGCGTAGATCTCCGATGAATTCCTCTACCCTACCTCGTCCGTAGACTTCACCATCAACAGTGTTGAACCGAAGAACAAGCCACGGGTTTGCTTCGATGGGTGCTTTACCCATTGAACCTGGAATGATCTTGTCTTCGTATTCTTGATGCCAGACAAATCTGTTGTTGTCTCGGCGGATGTGAGTGTAGATGTCGGCTTCATCATTACGTTCTGCCTCAGTACCGGCCACATCATTGGGCACAGCCATGGGAAGAACCTTCATGAGAAGCTTCTTTGAGATGCGTTCTTTGGTGACTATTTCAAGCACATTACCGTTGCCATCTCTTTCTACAACGTAGCGATTCAAGGGGTACAGCTTAAGTTGCTTCTCTCCCATGAAGATCAACGCATTACCTGTCACCACCAGATGCTTCAGTGCTTGGTGTACAACGACACGATCACTGGAGGCAGCAATGGATTCAAGGATAGTACGTTCGATCTTTGCAAAGGAGAGATCAAGCTCAGACTTTGCTTCGGGAGGAAGCTCAGTACCCAATGCACTGTCATTTACCTGAAGCTTAAAGAAGCTGGTTTGAGGAGGCAGTAGTGCCAGCATCAACTTAGATGCCAGAGTGACTACCCCCTTTGCACCAACGCTTTGCCATGGTGTAGGTAGATGACGTGCTCCTTTGACCCACTCCTCTTCACCACGATTGAGGTAAGGAAGGGTAAGGTCAGCAGCTTGTCTTGCTACGTTTAGAAAGTTTGAACGGTCACTTGCTAAATAGTCATACCGTGATTTGGCTGACATTGTTATTTGTTAAGAGCATTACCGTATTGCAGTCCGCGACCAAGCAGACCAGTACCACGTCCATAAATACCAAGTTGGCGAAGACGTGATTTAGCACGATTGAGTTTGTTGGCACCAAGAGCACCAAGTCCTCCACCAGCCATCATGCCAGGACCAGGGTCAGATGTTGAAGCGACGGGATCTGTCGTCACAGGATCTTCTGTAACAGGATCCTGTACGGTTTGATCGTTATTTACCTGATTTGGCACATAACCTACACCACCAATTGGGTTCTTGATTACCTTTTTATCTTGTTCAGGTAGTGAATACTGCTTACCAAATCCGCGAACGGTTTCACGTCCACCAGGTCGGATAGCTGTACCACCCATCATGAACCTGCGATCCGTACCAGGAGTCACCGAGCCATAACCACTTTGAGGATTTTGGTAGCCGCCACTTGCGCGAGTTCCACGCATACCTTCTAATGCTTGACCAATCCTCCCAGTGCCAAAGGTAGGCTTCTGGGTTAGCCCGTAGAAACCACCATAAGCAGGCCCAGCCTCCTTAATGAGCATGTTAGCGGCACCAGAATTAAGATTAATACCTGTCCTCTCGTTAGATTTCAGGTTCTGGTTAACCGAGTCAAGCCGTTTGACAACAGTCTGCGCCGATGCACCAGTTGACTTGGTGATGTTATTTAGTTCTTGCTTGGTGATGCCACCTACACCCGCTTGCCGAATAGCAAGCTTGACGCCTTGATTTTTTGATTCCTTCTTAGCCATTGTTTTCTTCAGTGAGACGATGGTTGATCCACTCGACCACTGAACGTTGGCCAGAGCGGTACATTATTAAGTTTGTCGGATCATCTGGATGTGGATTAACTGAAGGAAAGTTTTCCTCCAGTTCTTGTAAGATTGATTGAAGCTGCAAGCCTGATGTTTCTAGCAGGCTAAGCATATTGTGGGAGGTTGGGGTTTGCATGTTCAAAGAACGCAGGCATCCGAGCACGTTGTGTATCGATCAACCCTTCTGCTTTACCTGCATACATCAAGCTGTCACTTTGATCAAGCCAGAACTGTTTGTCCAAGTACTTGTTCTCTGACTTCTTGAGTGGTTGCATTACCCAAGCAATGGTTGCCTTCCTGAGGCGATCAAGAGAAGGAGATACAGTGAGACCAAGCTCACGACATACCAAGCTATTCGTTGCCACATGAACTTGCTCATCCCTGCTGATGTCAGCACTTACGGTTCGGAGACCAGCGTCACCATTAAAGCGGAAGAATGGCAATAGAACGAAGAAAATTGCACGCTCGGCCACCATTGCTTTGAGGACCGTGTGATCAGGATGCGCCGTCCAAGCATCGCGGAGTCGGAGTGCTTCGGCTTCAGCAACTGGGTCAGTGCCGAGAGCTTGGGCGATGTAACCGAGAGCCAAGTCGTGGTTCTCTTCGTCTGTGATGTTGGATCGGAGTAGGTCCCTCGATAGCTCTGGAACTTCATTCTTCAAAGCTTCATTGATAAAGTCGCCAACAGGAAGTTCCATGTGGCGAAGGGCGAGAGCCCGGAAGATTGTTTCCTCCGAGCCCTCAACAAGTTGACCAGCAGTGGTTTGCACTGGAGTCCACTTGCGTTTACGATTAGATAGTTTCTGATAGGGGTTCATTCGCCGCAATTACAATCTGGAGCTTGGTGCTGGCTAGCGCCAACAGGGTCGTCATTAAACAACTCGTCCAGGTAATCGTCGATGTCAGATTGAGACAACGCAGCGTATGCGTCGGACTTATCCTGAACATCTCCCATCACCTGCAAGCTGTAATACAAAGAGGTTTGGGGGCTGCTCAGCCACTCCTCGATGAATGCTTCGTCGTAAGTAACTACGTCACTCCACGAGTTGAAGCTATATCCATGAAGAAGCCCAGTCATAGAAAGCAAACGGATAATACCGTTAGCTACTTTGAAGTAATCATCCCAGCCAACTTCAGACGCGATCTCAACCGGACCGTAGTCAAAGCTCTGGACGCCAAAGGTTCCGCTATCACGGTCCACTTGACGGG